GCAGTCAGCGAACCATGCGGCAACTTTGCCGCAAAGTCAAATTTTACTTTTTCCGTTGAACACAAGAACCCATTGTCATTGTCAATCCTGCAGCTGCTGCTTGAACATGAGCCAGTTCAAGATAGGTGCTGCAGGATCTGAATGTCCAAGGCTTCCCGTCTCCTGATCTTGCTTCAATTGAAACGCAAGTTGAAGAGCACAGCATATAAATTGCAACGACTACCATTGCATGTGCCTTTTAATTTGCCATCTTTCAAGGACTGGATTGCCATGGTCATCTTCATCCACGCAAACATGCGCAACAGTTTTGAGAACTGTGGCGTAACGCACAGAGCCATCGCTCATAAAAATTTTGTGCGGGAAGTTTGCCCACCAAGCAATTTCGTTTTCATCCGTGACGCTCTCATAGACGAACGTCGCATCAGTCTCTTTGTGGGTGAATTGCATCATGACTGCGCACCTTGAATTTCGGCCAGCCATTGTTCAACAGTCGGACGATGCGGAGTCACACCACCAATCTTTGTGTGCGTTCCATCCTCGTTGACTTCACCAACATAAAAGTCCGCTCGAAGATTCGGTGTGCTGTATTGGTAGATTTTAAATTGTCTATCCATGCTAACTTCCTTTCTCAGCTTCTCAAGTCTTATGCCTGAGGTTTTTTTGGAAGTCAACCCTTATAAAGAGATTTTTCAGCGAAAAATATTCATCGAAAAAAATGGGAATTTGCGGCATCGGGCATCGCATCGTTGTTTTGTTCAATGTTAACAATGATTTATGCTGGGTGCCAATGTGAAAATGGGTCGGAAAAAGATGCCGAAGATCGGCACTTTTCGCTTTACTTAACTGTAATTATCAGAGATAATAACAATGTCAGGGAGGTCCTGACTAACTGAGAAAGGAAATTTTGACATGCATAAACATACAGCTCTCGTCGGTGACATCGTTCGTTCGTACGACTTTAAACCAATGTCTGATAGAGGTGACTCATATATCGAGGGCATCGTCATCGAAAAGACAGAGTCCACCTACAAGATCGCTGTTCAAAAACGAGTTTTCGCCGGTCAGGTTGAGCCGGTCGAGGTCGGTGAGTACGTCGTCACTCACTTCCAGCAACTCTTCATGGAGTTTGAAGGTCGTATCACCAACCTGTCACCACACGGTGTCGCAGCATAAAGGCATCAAGACAAACCCCAACAAGCCCCGCTCCAGAGATGGTCGGGGCTTTTGAGGTAGAACCACTGAGAAAGGAAACGAGATGAAGTTCGACATAAGGCAAGACGTCACCAACCGGATCATCGAACGTATCGAAAGTTGCGGTGAGTTTGAGATGCCATTCAAAACTTTCGGTGCACACAATGTTCACACCGGACATATGTACAGAGGCATTAACGTCCTGTTGACTGCGATGGCTGGTTACAGCTCTCCTTATTGGGGAACACCTCGTCAATGGATTGCTGCCGGAGCTGACATTTCCGGGAGCAAGTGCTACAAAATTGTTTTCTGGAAGCCAAGCAAAAAAGAGGATCCGGAAACTGGCGAAGAGACAACGAGCGTCTTCAGTAAATATTACAACGTCCTCAATTCAGAGCAGGTCAAAAACTGGGAGCCGCCTGTCTCTGATAAAAAAGATGAGACGCAAATCATTTCTGAGGCTGATGCTTACTTCAAAAATGTTGGTGTCAAAACAACTGAGCAGTCCGGTCGCGCTTGCTACAATCCTCAGACTGATGTTATCAGCCTCCCGCCACGTGCTGATTTCAGCGCGACAAAAACATCATCAGCAACTGAGACTTATTATTCTACTTTGGCTCATGAGAATGTTCATGCGACAAAGCATAAAACTCGGTGCGATCGTGAGATGAGATCATATGCCGCTGAGGAGTTGGTTGCTGAGATTGGAGCAGCTGCTCTTTGTCAAAAACTCGGAATCAGTTCAGAGATGCGTGATGATCATGTTGCCTACATCAAAGGCTGGCTTGAGGCTTTGCGTGGTGACAAACAATTCATATTCACAGCTGCGAGCCGTGCACAAGAAGCTGTTGACTGGATGGACAAAAAGCAATAAACTAAAGCTAGAGTTTCCTCCCCAGAGACCTTGCTGCCACTCGTTAAAAGGTCTCGATGTGCTGCCCTCCTAGGTTTTATGATTCCCCTTTTCTAAAAACCTAGGAGGGCTTTCTTTTTTTCATAGCTCAAAGTAACCTTATTGAGATTTTCTCTTTTCTATGCAATGATATAGGAAAATTTTCAACTTGTCAGAAACAGCAAAAAAGAAACGTGGTCGGCCACGCAAAAAGCCAGAGCCGAAAGTTCAGGTTCAAAGGCCTGTTGATGATAGTCCGCACAACTCTCATTTGAAGTGGGATGGCAAAGTCAGTCAAGAGGTGAACTTTGATTGAGCCACTAAAGACACAGCAACCTGGACGCAAAAAGCCATACAAATGGAACCATCGTGCATTGCAGAATTGGATCATGGGACAGGCAGACCCTGCTGGGTTCCTGTCATCTGTCATGCTCGGGAAAGAAATTTTCCCTGTCTACGCGCAAGATGAAGATGGCAATGTCAAACATGTTGGCAAGATATCTGCAGATCCAGAGCTACGGATCTCCGCAGCAAAAACTCTGCTCGCCAAATGCGTCCCTGATTTGAAGGCTGTTGAAATCAACCAAACAATCGAAGAGCGCAAAGTCATAGACATAAGCGCATTGAGTGATAATGACCTCAGTACAATTGAACGAGTTCTTGAGCACGCTATCATTGACGGAGATCCGAGCGGAGAAGATGCGGAGATCTCTGAAGCAGTTCATACTGGGCTCTTGGAACACGATAGAACCCGGTCGTAACTTTTACGACAACTGGCATATTGATGCAATTTGCGAGTATCTGCAGGCTGTTGCGGAAGGTGACATCCGTCGCCTGATAATAAATATACCTCCCCGGCACATGAAAAGCATAACATCTTCTGTTGCGCTTCCTGCTTGGGTTTGGACAAGAGATCCACAAAAGAGGTTTCTCTTTGCATCATATGCAAATTCTCTTTCCATACGAGACTCTGTCAAATGTCGTAGGCTAATTGATTCTCCTTGGTACAAGGATCATTTCGGAGAGAACTTCAGGCTAACAACTGACCAAAACCAGAAACAAAGATTTGACAATGATCAAACAGGCTATCGCATAGCAACCTCTGTTGATGGTGCGTTGACTGGTGAAGGTGGTGACATTATTGTCATTGATGATCCGCACAATGTTCGCGAAGCTGAAAGCTCCACTGTTCGTGAAGGCGTTTTGGAATGGTGGGATCAGGCAATGCAAACCCGACTCAATGATCCGCAGACAGGTGCATTTGTCATAATAATGCAGCGTGTTCATGAGGCTGATCTGACTGGGCACATTTTGACAAATGACGTTTCTGGCGACTGGCATCATCTTTGTCTCCCCGCCCGATATGAGCCAGACCATCCTTCTATTTTAACTGGCACAGGAAATGACATTGATCCAAGAAGCGAGAGAGGCGAGCTCCTCTGGCCTGATAGGGTTGATGATAAAACTTTGTCAGACCTTGAGAGATCCCTCGGCGAATATGCAACAGCAGGTCAGCTCCAGCAAAGGCCAATGCCTCGTGGCGGAACAATTTTGAAAAGCAAATGGTGGAGATCTTGGGATAAAGATGAGCTGCCATATATTGAATATGTCATTCAATCTTGGGACACTGCATATTCAACAAAAGAGAAAACAAGCTATTCTGCCCGGACAACATGGGGTGTGTTCACATACGAAAACTCTTGGAATGCAATTGTCATTGATTGCTGGTATGATCGCGTTGGCTACCCAGACCTCCGCAGAGAGGCGCAAGATGCTTACGCAGCTTATGAACCTGATGCAGTGTTGATAGAAAAGAAGGCTTCTGGCCAGAGTTTGATACAAGATCTTCGCATGGCTGGCATACCAGTTTTGGAATATCTCCCCGACAGAGACAAAGAAGCTCGCGCCCATGCAGCTTCCGCTCTTCTTGAGGACGGAAGAATTTGGTTTCCCCCAGACAAAAAATGGGCTAAAGATTTAATAAGCATTTGTGCAGCATTCCCTGCTGGGGAGAATGATGACATCGTAGACACTTGTACACAGGCTTGGCTGCGCCTCAGAAAAGGATGGTTCCTGACGCACTCAGAGGACTGGGAGGACGAAGAACAGCAGCCGAGACAAAAGGTGGTGATGTATGGCTAAAGACCCAACTGCTATGATTCCGTTTGCTGAGGGAATCCCCGACGATGGTTTGCAAGTTGAAGAGCTTCCTAATGGGGAGGTTTTGGTTGGTGCCTTTACTCCCGCTAACGATGAGCCAGAGTCCTCATTTGATCAAAATTTAGTTGAAATAATAGATCCGAGAGATCTCAGCTTGGCTGCCCCGGAACTTGTCGACTATTTTGAGTCTGACAAGGCCGGAAGGTCAGAGTGGGAACAGCGTTACAAAGATGGCCTGAGGACACTTGATCCTGATGGTAATATTCATGAGGACGATGAAGAGCGTGCCATACGTGGCCTGAGCCAAGTTGTTCATCCAATGATTGCTGAAGCTGCAACTCAGTTTCAATCACGTGCAATCGCTGAACTTTACCCATCTGGCGGACCAGTGCGCACAGTCATTGTTGGCGAGACAAATGACGAAATTGATGCGCAAGCAACACGTGTCAAAGAATACATGAATTATCAGATCACGCAGGAGATGCCAGAGTTTTTTCCTGATCTTGATAAAATGCTTTTCCATCTTCCTCTTGTTGGCCAGACTTTCAAAAAAGTTTGGTTTGATCCGTCGCTTGATCGCATCACAGCAAGATTTGTTCAAGCAGAAGATTTTGTCGTTTCCCCAGACAGCACAGACTTGAAGACGTCGCCGCGATACACTCATATAATAAAAATATCCCGGAATGATTATAACAGATTTGTTGAGGCTGGTTATTACGAGCCACTTGACATCACATCTTTGGGAGCCGACGACGACTCAAATACGATTGAAGAGATAGAAGGCATTTCGTCTTATGATGCAGAGCGAGAAGATGGAACTGTTGTTTTGCTTGAAATGCACACCTATCACATGTTCGATGGTGTTGATGGCGCAGACTCCTCCGATGACAATGCTGTTGCACTACCATATGTCATAACCATTGAGCAAAATTCAGAAAAGATAGTTTCTGTTCGCAGGAACTGGAACGAAGAGGACAAGCGCCAAGAAAAGAGAGATTGGTTTGTCGAATACAAATTTTTACCTGGCCTTGGCTTTTATGGCTTTGGTCTTTATCATATTATTGGAGGTCTTGGAAAGGTCGCTACCGGGGCACTTCGCGCTCTTTTAGACTCTGCTGCGTTCGCGAATATGCAAGGTGGTTTCAAACTCAAAGGTCGTGTCCCCGGCGGAGAGATGGACATTGCCCCTGGAGAGTTTGTTGACCTAGACGCCACAGTTGATGATGTTAAAAAGGCAGTCATGCCGCTGCCTTTCAAAGAGCCTTCCAGCACACTCTTCCAGCTTCTAGGATTTATTGTTGATGCTGGGCAAAGGTTCGCTGCCATTGCCGACCTGAATGTTGGCGATGCAACAAATCAAGCTCCCGTCGGCACAACAGTTGCGCTGCTTGAACAGGGATCAAAAATATTCAGCGCGATCCACAAAAGGCTTCATGTTTCTCAGGGTCATGAGTTCAAGATCATGGTTGGTCTCAACTCAATGCATCTTGATGATGAGACGAAATTTTCAAGAGTTGGCGTTTCAAGTTTCGTTCGCCGAGAAGATTTTGACGACCGCATTGATGTCATCCCGGTATCTGATCCAAACATCTTCAGCTCAACGCAGCGCATTGCCCAAGCTCAAGCAATCCTTCAGATGGCGCAGAGTGCTCCGCAACTTCATGATATGTATGAAGCCTACAAGCGGATGTATGAAGCGATTCGCATACAAAATTCTGATGAGATTCTCATTGAGCCAGCAAAAGCTGCCCAGCTTGATCCTGTTGACGAAAACATGGCTGTGTTGCTTGGCAAACCAATCAAAGCATTCAGCGAGCAAAAACACGAAGCTCACATTGCAGTTCACCTGCAGTTCATGAACGATCCATCTTTGGGTGGCAACCCAGCAGCCAAGGCTTTGCAACCTGTATTGATAGCGCACATTGCTGAACACGTTGCATTGCTTTACCGTTTGCGCATGGAGAAAGCTATGGGCATGGAGTTGCCCCAGCTGCCTAATCTTCGTGATCCTAAATTTAAATTTGAAGATGTGCCGCAAGAGCT